GAGGCATGTCGGCCTTCTATCTTCTTGGGTAAAGTTGTGGTAGATCTCCCTACTGCCACAGGTAAGGCAAAATATTTCGATGTGATTATCTGATGTATAAGCACGATCTACAAACATCCTTCCTGTTGAACACCTCTGGCATTTTAACATGCCTACAATTGTACCAGACTATTGAGAAATGCCTACACCTATTGCAGTCATCTGAACGTACATCCCCTGATGTGTGCCACCCTTGGGGAAGTAGATCTGACCGTTGACTAGTGATGGAGTAATGTTTGTCATACTTACGACTGCCCCTGATGCAAAGTTTTGACCGCCAGTATTCTGTAGGGTCATTGTGACAACTGGAGTCTGCAAGAATGGGCTATCAAAAGATACAGTAAAAGTTGAAACGCTATCAGAAGCCACAGTCGCTGATGGGATAAGGTAATACTTTGCTGCTATGCGAACGTTTGCAGTCTTAAGATTGTTTACCCCGCCCTCAGGAGTGAGAACTGATGAAAAAGTATTGGTATTGCTATCAGCAATTTCTCCTGCTAATGAGTTTACCGTATCTACAATGTCGTAGATAAAGGGAACGTCAATAGGTTGTCCCCTTGCTGGTAGTGGTAGTCTGCTTGATGCCATATCTATATTATACCAGATCAGGAGGTTGGGGGCAACTCAGTAGAGTCGTAACTGTAGAAGGGTGACCACTCAGAAAACCTGTTCCTGTCCTCACTAACAATTCTAAATCTAATAGTGTAAACGCCGTCAGTAGTTGTTGGCAAGTCCTCTGCTGGAATGATTACTCTTCTCATTGAATCCCCAAGGTTACTCTAAACTCTACATAGTTTGAGGTATTTGCTACCTTGTCCACGGGCTGCCCGTCTGCTGTGTTTGCCACGGCATATCCTGTAAGGACGTATAGCGGATTTGGTGTGGAGATATTGTCAAAACGAATAGCATCATAAAGCAAATACTGATCTGATGATGGGGTTAGGTCTGCTGAATTCTGGTATACAGAACTCCAAATTCTGACAACTCTTACCTGTGACCAAGAGAAGTTGGGGCTGTAAACCAACTCGTCAAGCCTTCTCTTTACAACGATGTATGCGCTATCAGCAAAATCAGCATCTGTTAACTCTACCTCCATGCGTGCAAAGTTAGTCTCTGGTGTGTTCTCATCTGCCGTCCACTCAACAAGAACCCTAACCTTCTCAGCAGTAGCGGTCGCACCAGAACTGGACTGAGGGGACAGGCATAGAGCAAAACTAATTTCGTCTGCTAGGTTGTTGGCTGATAGATCAACAAACTGATTGAGGTGAATGTGGCTGCTGTCTGGTGTCACAGTCCAATCATCATTGATTGTGGCAGCATCCCCTCGTGCAACAATAGTGTTGTCTAGGTATCGTGCGCCCTCTTGTCTTTCCTCTCTTTGCTCATTAGCAAAAATGGCGTTGTCACTAACCAAGGAAAAGATGGGGTCTGTAATGTTGATGTTTCCTGTACCATCGCCAAGGTCAATGGGCTCAAAGTATTGGAGACCAGAGTCGGGATCGCCAAACTCAATTACGCTATCTGCGTTGTGTACCGCCCAAGGCTCTTCAATGTCAAAGGCATAAAGCATTCTGCTATCTGACTGTGCATTTGCATTGCTGCCAGCAGACCATAGGCCAATCTCAGTAATCTGCAAACGATCTGATTGTGGCATCTCAGCAACGTATGCCATTTTGGTTACTACGTTTCCCTCGTCATCTATATCATTAACAAAACCATTAGAGATAACGGGTATGCGAACCATCTCAAAATCTAGTGCCTTCTTCTCGCTAAAGTCCCCTTGTGAACCAGGCTTTGGGCCACATCCAAGTGCGATATGTGTGCCGTATGCTGGTGCTTGTCCTAGCAAATACTTTGCAATAATTTCTTTTCCTGCGTTAGTAATCATAGTAAGTCCTGTACCTCTCCTGACGATGCTATCTCAACTTCTACATATTCTTCTTCTGATAGATTCTGTAGTGTAATAACTAGGTTGCCATTCTCATCCATAGTAAACATTAATTCTTCATCAATGATCTTGTCTGCAAGCGAAATTGCATACCTTGGCTGTCCCTCAAGAATTGTTCTGTTTGATGTTAGAACTCTGTTGGGATCATAGATTTCATCTAGCAATGACAATTTCTTAACAAGGCTGTAGGAAACATCCTTACCATCTACCGTGTCGTGGCGTGCTACATTAGAGAACTCAATGCCGCCTACTGCTGTGTAGATTAGGTCGGTCATAATCTCTGCTGGAACTGTAGTGTTGTCGTATTGAACAACATCTGGGTCGGCTTGCCTGATGGTTCTCTGGTCAGCAATCAAGCCTGAACCACCATCAAATACGAGATAGCCTGGTAGCAACGGTACGGGGTTTACCATATCACACCTCTGCCAAGTATACTGTCATAGAATTTTCTCCTAAAGAATGACTATACTCAATATTATACACTACAAAACTCTTGTCTGCACTTGTAAGCGTGTCCACACCGTCTATCTGATAGTCAACAGAAAGCATGTCTCCAAGTTGAATTGTGGGGGTTGGGAATATTGATGCACCAATAACTCTCTTAGGCTTCATGACCCTATCAGTTATCCACCCCATCATCTCACTAGCGGTGTCTTCGTCCTGAATATACAGGCTGTTAATGTCAAACTGAGTGATTCCATTCTTCATTCTGCTAATCTTTAGTTTGTCCTGGATCTTCTGGTAGTCTCTTGCGCTGTAGGTTACTGGATCTAGTCCTACATAACTCTTAGAGAAGTCAGACATTTCTTTGTAGTAGTCGTCTACAGTAAGTTTATTTGATGTGCTTTGTGTAAAGGTAACTCCCAGAATTCTTAGATAGTTACCAGAACTTGAGTCAAGAGTAATAATCTTATCTGTCGCATTAAACACCATGAACTTCGCTCCGTATGCGTTTGCTCTAAATCCTGAGACAGCATAAGTTTTTAGATTGCTAAATGTGGGCGCAAGTTGTGCGGTTAGTGCTGGATAGGCTCTATCAAACTTAACATCAAAGTAAGCCATTTCCCTCATGATTGTGCCAAACTCATCGTAATACATGATGTATTCTGGATCAGAGTCTGCACTAATACCAGAAAGGAATGAGCCTTGTATCATACCGCTTACAGAATACTTTCTCAATGCCTCGTTTACAGAATCTTCTGTGGTTCCAAATACCTTGGGAATGTCTACAGGCATGTAGTCTGATCCATTCTTGCCGTAGTTCATGTTGACCGCATAAACATTCTCAAACATGCACTTGCTGTTTCCTCTAACAAACAATGCCATATTATTCTTGACGGGTAGTGGACTTGTGTCACGAACAACTGCCAACTGCTTACCATTTAGATACAGATAAAACTCTAAGCCCTCTTGCTGTGGGTTGCCAAAGGTTTCTGCTATTGGCTTGTATTCAATATCAATATCGTATACTGTTGGGTTTTCGTCTCCTACCACACGATACTCTCCTGCAAACATTCCTGTGTCTGTAATAATTGGTGCTAGGCCTGTCCATAGTTTGATTGGGTATGCCTTGCCGTCTGATGACCCTACAACCTTGTAGAAGACTACGTTGTGAACAGTAACGCCTGTTGGAATGTATGCCTCAACAATACCTCCTGAATCTGGAGATGCAGTACCCACTCCTGAGACTCCATAAGAAATAGTCCTACCATTGATTGATGTAATTACCTGATTGCCGTTCATGTTGTTGATGTTAAATCCTGCAACCGCAATGGTATCTCCTACCTCAAACTCATGATCAACATTTGTAGTTAGATAAGCAACGTCATTGATTACGTTAGCATTTTGCTTATCAATATTGTAGCCAACAATTTGCTTGTCTCCAAGGTTGATGGGGGCATTCTTGTTTAGAGCAATCAGTTCCATAAAGTATCCCTCGTTGGTCTGGTTGTTGACCATAATACCCATACCACCTGATCCACCCTGAATTGCAATGTCGTCTTCTGAGTTAGAGGTGGGGATGTAGTAATAAGGTGAAGCACCTAGGGCATCTTGATTTGACGCAGAAGATCCTGCAATCTCACCAATGATCCTCATTCTTGTTCCGTAGTGAACATACTTTCTGTCAAACTCTTTCATTGTGTAAGAGATAAACTTAGAATATGGCTTAGTTCCGTCTTTCCTTGCGTTGCCCTCATAGGTAAGCGCAGAGGACTGAACAGTACCACCCTGGGTTGTAACCCAATCATTGTCTTCATCGCTCCAATATACCTGGGACAAGGTATTCTTAATAAAGCCTTCCTTGGTTGCGCTTCTGCCTACTGCATATGCCTCAAGGGTATTGCCACCCTCTGATCCCTGCTGCAAAGTGTCTGGGTACTGAATGACCTGCTGCGTATTGAATAGGTAGTCTACCTGATGCTCAACCCCGTAAAGGTTCTGATCTGAAGTCCACTCACTTGCAATGCCAGCATTGTGGTAAACAACATCTGTGCCAAACTGCCCTCTGCCATGCTTCTCACATTCACCTGGGATTGCCTGACCCTCAGCATTAAACTTAGGCTCTGCATAGATTCTAATGTTTCCTGTTGGATACATCTTTCCGTTGAATGGTAGTTCTAGAATGTACTTCTGATACTCTTGTGTGCTTGTAATCCAAACAGGATCTTCTTGACCAGAGACATTGTATTCTACTGCATCGTACCTGATAATCTCTCCCGCTGCATAGAAGTATCCATTGTATCTTGCAATAAAGTACACTCCCGATCCAACGTCAATTACATTGTCTATAATTCTTCCATTGAGATCAACTGTTGGAACTGTTGCTGAAAGGTCAGAGTCAAGAGCCATGGCTGCCAGGGCATAGGATGACTGATTCTGTACCTGCTCATTGATAGACTTCGTGTTTTCAGATCCAGATACCTCCCACAACAACGTTGGAGCGTACACCCATGTCTTTGATGCATCGTTGAACTGTGCCTGCTGCAAGGTGGCGTAGTTTCTCTGTAGGCTTCTCTTTGTGTAGTTGATTACACCATCGTTGAGAACCTTCTTGTCTGCTGATGATATCTCAATAATGTTAGGCAACTTAAATCCAAGCGTCTCGCTCTGTAGGGCAAACGTTGGATCATAGAATTCTTCATCTTCTGCTGGCAGCAATCTTTCTTTAAGAACAATAACTAAATTATTATACTCATCAAAATACATTGCAGACTGAGTTGCCTTAGCAAGTTCGTTTAGAATCTCCGCTACGCTTTGATCTGGTGGAACAAAGAAGTAGGGAATGATTGGGTCTGGCTGACCAGGCTTTCTCCTAAATGTAAAGTTTGTAAAGCCTATAGAGTCAAGCAAAACCATGACTGCATTACTTAGTGAAATATTTCTCAAGAAGGTCTCAGGAGCCTTCTGAGCCTCTAGAATTCCGTAGGCATCTCTGAGTTCAATACTGACATTTTGTGCCCCATTGATTGATTCTGGCAGTTTATCTGTGTACATGGTCTTGAGTGGCACCCAATAGTTATACTCCCCAATGTTTCTAAGCACATCATAGAAGTCAAATTTGATTGCCTTGTCTAATGCATTGGCAACAATACTACCCGTTCCCGCGTCTGGGTCAAACACATTTTGCTCTGAGAATTCTAGTTGATAATTAGCCAATTCCATAGAGCCAGTAGAACTTAGCAGGCCACCGATTGGTAGC